CCTTCACCTTCACATGGTGTTATTAAACCAGTTCCTTCCATATGTTTAAAACTTTTATTATACATTGAATATTCTACCTCAAAATCATTAATAAAAACATTCTTGTCAAAAATTAAAGGAATTTTAACTATAGAAGTACACAGATACAGGATAGGGGTAATGTTGCGAGATCGAAAAATTGGACTACATGTGGGATAAACTGAGTGCATGTGAATAAATTCATAAATACTCAAATCACAAGACATGTAATCTTTAATTAATTTAATTCTAATTAATTCTAATTCGGGGTGATTATTTTCATAATGTTCATAAGTAGAATAAACATTAACTATGGGATTTTTCACATCAATATGAGAATTAATTAAAAGTCTGTTTCCACTGACTATTGCATGAGAAATAATATCCGATCTATCGTCACTTTTAATAACTACGAATTTGCAAAATTTTGAAATGGTATTATCAAAAGAAACTTGAGGTATATATAATCTAGAATCTAAGGCTAATTTAGAGGCTGTCAATACTTTCTCTTTTAATCCATAATTTTTATGGTTGGATAGATCTTTAGTATCGCTATGAAATATTGCATAAAAACAAATGCAAATATATAGAGAATAAAATGTAACAAAAATCCATTGTATATGACGATCGTCATCTGCAAACATGACATGGTACAAATACCATAGGAATTGTTTAAAACGGGAATAAATATAAGTGCGATGTTGAACACCTAGTTCACTAGTTCCGAAATCCATTAATCGTTGGAAATAATCACAACTATTTCTGAACATAGAGTCCCTTTCATCCGAGAATTTATTCGGATCCAAATAATGTTGTTTAGCTAAGGAAATGAGTAAAAAAGCAAAAGTCGATTCTTCTAAAGAATATTCATCGTTAATCCTATATTTATCAGGGTGATATTTAGCTGCTAACTTTCGAAAATTAGCTTGATAATTATTAACCCCTAAAATAGCTATTGGAGAACGAGCTCTCATAATTGTAACGATTTCACTATCTTTATTTTTCCCTGTTATGAACTGGGTTACATATTTAGTAATAAATGATATTAAATCTTGACATGGTTTTATAATTCCTAAAAACCATTCTGTAAATAAATTAGTTCCATTCTGAATATCTTTCCATTCAATAGATAATTTACCTAAGAAGTCAGAAAGTTTCGTAAAAATATCGAACTGTGGGTCAAAATTTATTGTATCTACGTTCATCATATCGATATCATCTTTTGTCATCTCGGTTGATCGCCTATTTGTTTCCTCATTAATTTCTAATCGGGATAAAAGCATTCTTATGTAAGTCAAACATTTTATTTTCTCTTGTCGTTTAATACTAGAAGGCATTTCGATTTTTGAATTGTGATACAAGAAAGAATT